CCCGCAAGTGAGAATAATGGTGGTCAAACAATTCAAATAACTCAAGTCATACAAGCTTGGAGTGCTGAAGATGTCTATAGAAACAGACGTATGTTAGCTGAAGCGATATCTGAAGAGATACGAAAGAATAGTAGCACGAGAGGAGTGATACAGAGATATGTCTGATTTTACTTATGTACCAGATTATGCTTTTCAAGAAACAATTAATTACGGCACACTAATTACTCAGTATGAGAATGGAGCTGAGCAGAGACGAAGCAAGTGGTCTAGTCCACGTAGAAGCTGGAGTCTTAACTTTTCTAATTTAGCTGAAGGGAATAAAAACAATCTTGTTTCATTTTTTAATGCTAAAAAAGGACAGTTTACAAGTTTCACTTGGACAAATCATAACGACAGCACAGAATATACAGTTAGATTTGACGAAGATAGCTTGCAAATAATACAAAAAGCTTACCAAATATATGATATCTTAGTTAAATTTATAGAGGTGGTGTAATGGTTTTAACAACAGACGCAACATTTAAATCTGAAAAATCTAAAGAAGCTAATCAACCTATATTTTTATATCAGGTCGACGATTATGATGGAGCAAGTACGAATCTATACTTCACTAGCTATGATACAAACGTAACATATGATGGGCAAGAGTATATTAGATACCCTATCAAGCATGAAACGATAGAAGAAAACACAAATGGACAAATAGATACTATACGTCTAACGCTTTCTAATGTCTCAAGAGACATACAGTTATATCTAGAAACGTATGATTTAAGAGCAAAGAAGATATCAATAAAACAGGTATGGGCTGACCAACTAGCAGATACAGACGCATATTTAGAATACGTATACTACATAGATAATTATTCAGCAGACCAAATAAATGTACAGTTTAGTTTAACAAGTAGATTCGATGTTATGGATGTTACATTGCCATCTAGAGTATATTCACGTAATTTCTGTGGATGGATATTCTCAGGAACAGAGTGTGGTTATTCTGGATCTGAGGCAACGTGTGACAAAACAAAAACAAGATGTAAAGTGTTAAATAATTTTATTGGATTCGGAGGCTTCCCATCAGTACCGACAAGAAGAGCATACTTCTAATAGAAGAAAAATATTTAGGCATACCTTATAAGAATCAAGGACGTACTCTTGATGGACTAGATTGCTATGGTCTAATCATCTCAATATACAAAGATTTAGGCATAGAACTATATGATATAGATGTTGACTACACTAAAAATTGGTCAAAAGAACATGATTATTTACTTGAAAATTATTATATGAATTGGTTTCCAGCTCTAATTCCAGAACCTCTTGATATGATTTTGTTTCATAATTCAAAAGGTACAGTTAATCATGCAGGTATTATATTAGATAGCGAACGTTTTATACAGACGTGTAGGGCAGGCACAATAATAAGCCGTCTAGAGAGCGAAGAATTTAAAGATAGGCTAGATGGGTACTATAGATATAAAGGCAAACAATGATTAAAATAAAATACATACCAAATATATTCAAACAAGACGGAAGAATAACAAAAGAATTCCCTTGTAAGCATAATAAAAAAGTATCTGAGTATCTAAAAGAGTCTGGTATAAGTACAGAAAAAATGCAAGTTATTAAGCACGGGGAAATACTTAGCAACTTAGATATAGTACCTAATCCTAACGATGAGATAATAGTTAAGCCTAAAGTTGGTGATGGTATTTTCTGGGCTTCAGTAGGAAGTATGATTTGGAAGGGAATAGTCGCATGGGGAGCGTCTATGTGGGCGCAACCAATAGCGTGGGGGATGTTCTATATATCTGTAGGGTATTCTATATATCAGTACGCTAACAGACCACAGCCTCCTTCACAAGGCGGTGGCTTTGATGACTCATCTCCTACATATGGTTGGGACGGCGCTAGAACTACAATGAATGTAGGAATACCTATACCTGTAGTATATGGAGAGCATAGAGTTGGTGGTAATTTTATTAATCAATACGTATACACAGATCACGATAAGAATTATTTTAATGGACTTATAGCTTTATGTGAAGGAGAGATAGAAAGTATATCTGATATATATATAAACGAACAACCCACTACTAACTTTGATGGTATTACAACTAATACAAAACTAGGAACAGGAAGACAAACTCAGACCGTTATACCAAACTTTGAAGATTTGCATAATGTATACTCTATAGGAAATCAGATGCTTAAAGACTCAGATCAAGATTATACTACGACTGGCACTGCCGTAGAAGCATTTGAAATAAGATTTAAATTGCCTAATGGACTATATTCTGTTAGTTCTGATGATGGAGCTATATCAGCTTGGGAAAATACATATCAATTACAATACAGAGTAACTGGCGACCCAGCATATACAGATTTAGAATCGTTTACTATTAGTGACAGAAACAAAACAACATTACGCAGAGTTCATAGAGTAGATGGTTTAACAGCAGGTCAGTACGATATAAAAATAACAAAGACATCTGAAAACGAACCTACTCTTGGAGCTGGTACGTTATACTTAGAGCAGATAGATGAAATAGAGACTGATGACTTAAGCTATCCGTATACAGCGTTGCTTGGTATTGAAGTTCTAGCTACAGACCAAATAAGTGGATCAACTCCAAATATTACATCGCTAGTAAAAGGTATAAAAGTTTCTGCTCCCAAAGTAATGAATGGTGCTGTTCAAATAGATTGGGAAGACTACTATTGGAATACAGATGATACAGAATATCAGCTTATATCAGATAACACATCGCTTACGTGGGATGGAGCTACATACGTTGCTCAGTACTGTGCTAATCCTGTATGGTGTCTTAAAGATTTTCTTACTAATGATAGATATGGATTAGGTCAACACATAGCGTCTACTGACTTCGACGACACAGATATGGTTTCTATGTCTAAATATTGTGAAGAGTTAGTCCCTGATGGAGAAGGTGGGTATGAAAAGAGATTCGTACTTAATATTGTTATAGACTTTAATCAACGTGCTATGGATGTAATCATGTTAATATGTGCTACGTTCAATGCATCTCCTATATATACAGGAGGAAAGATTTCGTTTAAGATAGACAGACCATTATCACCTACACAACTATTTGGAATGGGAAACATACTCAGAGATAGTTTTTCTCAGGGATGGAAATCAATTAAAGATGTTCCAAATATCATAGAAATACAGTATGCAGACAAAGATAGTTTGTACAAAACAGACACTCTTGTTTATATGGATGAATCTTCTCTCACTGTTTCAGGAACTCCTATAAGAAAACATACAATCAGACTACACCATACTAAAAAATCATACGCACTCAGAGCAGCCAGATACGCTATGAAAGTAGCTAAGTATATAGATAGAAGCTTTTCTTTTAAAGTAGGAATAGATGCTGTCGCTTGTCAAGCTGGAGATGTAGTGTCTATTAGTCATGATGTCCCTCAGATAGGATACTCTGGAAGAGTACAAGCTGATTCAACTACAACATTATTAAAGCTTGATAGAACAATGACTTTAGCAGAAGGCAAGACATATTATGCTAGAGTTCGTTTTGCAGACGATACTATAGAAGAGAAAGCGATTTCAGATGTTCCTGGAGATTATACAGAAGTTACTACTGCCGCATTCACAGCTACTCCTGCGGCTTATGATGTCTATGCTATAGGTGAAACAGATAAGGTTAAAATGGATGTTAGAATAACATCTATAAAAAGAGCTGAAGAAGGGGTAGTTTCTATAGAAGCTGTAGAATATGACGCTAATGTATATGATGATAGCGACGTTACAATACCAACTAATAATGTAACATCTTTAACTGATGAAATACCTGACGTTCAAAGCTTAGCGTTAACAGAAAGAATAGTTAAGTTACCCGATGGTACTATAGAAAACGTTATAGATGTATGGTGGGAAAAGCCCAATGACCAAGCATACTTTGTGCGTAACTATCATTCTGCTTTAGTAATGATAAGTGATGATGGAGGATCTTCTTATAGACGTGTAGGTGTAACAACAGATAGACATTTTCAAATAATAGGAGACTTAGCGACTGAGGTTGAATATACAGTAGCTGTAGTGAGCGTAGATGAAAGAGGAAGAGAAAATGCAGTAGCTAATTCACCTAGCACTACCATAACTATGGTTGGCAAGTCTGCTGTACCTGAAGACGTATCTTCGTTCCTTGTGAATCAAGATAGAGATAGAATTTTCTTTGGGTGGACAGAAGTAAGCGATGTAGATATATGGGGATATGAAATTAAGTTAGGTGCTAGTTGGGTAACAGGTCGGCAAGTAGCGTTTGTTCAAGGTGATAGTTATATATCTACAAACTTTAAGACAGGATCATCGCAAAAATATTTTATTAAAGCTATAGATACAAGTGGAAATTACTCAGAAAACGCTACTCAAGCTACTGTAACAGTAGATAGCATACCTTTTAGAAACTTAGTTACTGAGTATTCAGAACAAACAGATTGGGCTGGAACTAAAAATGGAACAGAAGTAACAGGAAACAATTTAAAGATTACAGGCACAGCTATATCTGGAAACTATGTTACACCTGTAAGAGATGTCGGGTATGTAGCTACGTTCTATTTAGGGATAGAAGATGTCGTATCTGTCACCGCAGGAACAGCGTTTGATAGTGATGCAACAAAGAAATTTAATGATAACTCTACTGAACGTTTTACTGGGACTGAAGCTCCAGGAGCAACTAGATATGATGTGTCAACATCAGAAGATAATGTGACTTGGAGTGCTTGGGCAACATGGCAATCAGGAGATTATAAGTGCAGATACTTTAAACTTAAACAATGGCTGATGAGAGATACAGCAGATACAGACTTACAATGTTCTACGTTTGATTCATATGCTGATTTGCCTGACGTTGATGAATATAGTTCATCTGCTGTAACTGTATCAGTAGCCGCTACAGGAGCTGATGTTACTTTTACAAAAACATATCATGAGACGCCTGTTATAGCTGTTGATATAGCTTCTGGATATGGGACTTATTACAAGATCACTTCATTAGATACTACAGGATTCACATGTCATTTGTATGACTCAGCAGGCACGCTGAGAACTGGAACATTTAATTGGAAATCACACGGGATATAATATGAATAGCACTGAGAATCTTATAAGAAATGGTAATTTTAATATATGGACAGGAGCAGACTCTGTAGCACCTAATCTATGGACAGCAGAATTAACTGCGACTATACTAAGAGAAGCTAATTCAAATGGTGGAGTAGCGTCAGCTTATCATATTAAGATAACAGGAGCAGGTGCTGCCGATGAAGGTATTAAAATAGCTGGTGCTGCCGCAAACTATCTCGCTGTTAAAGCTTCAACTGAATACACGTTTTCTGTATACTATAAAGCAACAGCAGAGGATGAAGCAGGTGTAAAAATAACTAGCTTTGCTGCCGCAGTAGAAGGCACTGCCCATGTTGATGTTGAACTTACAGAAACTGGGTGGACTAGATATATCGTTGCGTTTACAACTGATGCTGATGCAGACAATCTTCAGATAGAATTGCTAGCCGCTAATGATGGTGATATAGTTTATTTTTCAGGTGCTATGCTAACTGAAGGAGATTCTGCTTGGGCATACACTAACAATCCAACAGACTTGCCTACTATAATAGAGAATAGAACTGCTGATCCTTCAGCTCCAGTAACAGGACAAATGTGGTTTAGAACGGATGTTTAATGGCTGATATTGGGCTAAGAATATATGATGGGTCTGATGTTGTCGCTATAGAGTGCGATGAATTAAACGGTCATCAACTTAGAGTACGCAAAGGTGATACTACATATGGAATTCCATTAGTAGCAACTGATGCAGGTGGTGCTCTTGCTGTAAGAATATACGATGGAAGCGATATTAAAGCTTTACAAGTTGCTAACTTCGGATCTACAAGTCCATCTACTTCTCCAAGTATAAGCATCAGTCCGTCTGTGTCTGTGTCTCCATCTATCAGCCCAAGTATTAGCCCAAGTATATCGGTATCACCAAGTGTGTCAATCTCTGTTAGTCCATCGCTTAGTCCATCTGTGTCTCCTTCAACGTCGCCAAGCATAAGCGTTTCACCTAGCATATCATCTTCGATAAGTCCATCTATTAGTGTATCGCCATCTGTGAGTCAATCTGTTAGTCCTTCAATAAGTGTGAGCATAAGTCCTAGTACAAGTCCAAGTTTATCAGTTAGTCCAAGCATTAGTCTTAGCATTTCACCATCAATTAGTCCATCAACTTCTCCATCTATAAGTATATCTCCGAGTGTTTCAATCAGTCCTAGCGTAAGTGTTAGTCCATCTATTTCAGTATCTCCTTCAGTTAGTCCTAGCGCTCCAGAAGTATACTATTTTAACCGTGTTGATTTTAGTTATATTTGGGGAACAAACCCTACTAATATGGTAGATGGCGATGAAGATACTTACGCAGAAGACAATGAAACTGAAACTCAGTTTATAAATAGAAACACTTGCGACGGTACTGATTTAGGGGCAATAACAAAAGTTGAGTTGAGAGCTAAATTTAAAACAGGTCTTTCAACTATTGAGTTAACGCCTAATTTTATTGGAGGAGATGGAACTGCTCACGATGTAGGACAGTCTGATACAAGAGTATGGTCTGATTGGATAGATATAACATCTGATACAAATGCTCCTGTAAGTTGGGCGTGGTCTGACGTTGTAGCATTAGATTGCTGGGTTATTGGTACTTTTGACACTCATACCTATGAATGTTCCCAAGTAGAAATACGAGTTTCTTATAATGGATAAAATATATGTAAGGAGATAAAATGAGTAAAGAATTAATGACACACAAAATAATAGTTAACTTTAACAAAGACGGCACGTACAGAGATGGTATTATAATGTACAGAGTCAAGACCGATGGAGTTATAGCGAGAGAGTATCATACAATCAGTATAGCAGGAGCAGGACATAGCGTTCCACAATTCAATGGTATTATTAACAGATTTAAAATGCACGCAGAAAACGCAGAGGGGATTTAATAATGAAAGGGTACGTAGACAGAGCAATAGATTGTACTAAACATAAAAATTTAATGTGTGAAAGATGTAAAGAATTAATTAAAGACCCTGCATACATCACGGTATCAGGTGCAGTTATTAATACTGTAGGTAATACGGCATCTATATATACGTGCCCAGAACAAGCATTTAATTATGGACAGGGAATCATAATGCATACAACATGCTGGATAGATACACTTAAAGAGCATGATGTAGATGTATATGACTTAGAAGAAGTCAGAAAAAAGTATACAGAGGAGAATAAAAATGGCGTGGGATAAAACTAAACCAGCTAACGATGAACTTCTTGTAAACTTCCCTGCTCAATGTAGAGCTAACTGGGAAGCTTTAGAAGCTCTTACGACTAGCGCATTACAAATAACTACAGCTAAAGTATCAGCTACTGCAGGCATTGTAGATACACAGTTAGCACAGATAACTACAGCCGCTAAAGTATCTGGTGCGGCGATTACATTGCTCACTAGCTTACCATCTGGCGCTGGAGTTATACCTGATGCTAACAGTCCGCATAAACTAAAAGCTGACTCAGGTGATACAACACCTCAGTATCTAGATAGCTTGATAAACACTACACACTTTGAGATAACTGCAGGTGATTTACTACAGCTCAAAAATGCAGGTATAGATTTAACATCTAAAGTAACAGGCATATTGCCTACTG